ATGACTACCAAGCAATGGGTAGCAGTACATCGCAAGCATCATCAGAACACAGACGTAGAAGGTGACCCGCACAGTCCACACGTATACGGTATTTGGAACTTGGTGTTTGGCGGTGTCAAGTATTACAACCGTGCAGGCAGTGATGCTGACATGGTAATGAAATACGGCATGGGCACTCCTAAAGACTGGATTGAACGTAAACTTTATACACCCCACCATCGCCTTGGCATTCTTGTAATGTTAGTCATAGACTTGTTGTTATTTGGGCCATGGGGATTCGTAGTGTGGGGTGTACAAATGTTATGGATTCCCTTCTGGGCGGCGGGCTTTATCAACGGAATGGCACACTGGTGGGGATATCGCAATACTGATACCAACGATAAAAGTAAAAATCTAATGCCATGGGGCATATGGATTGGCGGTGAAGAACTACACAACAATCACCATGCAGATATAGCAAATCCCAAGTTTAGTCAGAAATGGTGGGAATTTGACGTAGGATGGTTTTATATACGTATATTAAGTATGCTAGGTTTAGCAAAAGTGCGAACCAGCTAAATATACTAAAGAGAACGAAATATGAGTATACTTCAAGTTAATCTAGGGTCTTACGCAAACGACGGTACCGGCGATGACCTACGCACGGCATTTGAAAAAACCAATGCAAACTTTAACGAGCTAGATCTAACCCGTGTTATAACAGCTGATAACGTAGGATCCGGAGCAGGTAGTACTCCACTTGTTGACGTAAGTGCTAGTATTTTTAAAGAAAAAGTTGGTAATAATCTAAAGTTACGTTCCTTAGTAGAAGGGTCAAATATTACATTGACTCAATCGCTGAATGAAATAACTATTAGCACACCTGATAGTATTAATGCGCTAAGTGAAGATGCTACACCAACGCTGTCTGCAGACCTAAACTTAAATTCATTTGATATAGTTGGACTAGGCAATATCTTTATCAGTGGCGATATATCAGCTCAGAGTTTAGAAGGTCCGTTGATAGGCAATGTAACCGGTAACGTAACCGGTAATGTGCTGGGCAATGTAACAGGCAACTTGACAGGTAGTGTACTTGGCAACTTAACAGGCAACGTAACTGGTAATGTAACTGGCGACCTAAGTGGCGATGTAACTGGCAACTTGTACGGTAATGTTGTAGGAAATGTAACGGGCAATGTTGGCGGCAATGTACTTGGTAACTTAACAGGTAACGTATTAGGTAATGTAACAGGTAACTTAGCAGGCAATGTAACTGGTAATGTAACAGGTGATGTACTTGGTACTGTATACGGATCAGTAGTTGGTACAGTTAGCAGTATTGCAAACCATGGATTAGGCGCTCTTAACAATGTTGATTTAGTTACTACTGCTCCAACAAACGGTCAAGCATTGGTGTATAACGCAGTTATATCTAAATGGATTCCTAGCAGTGTTGCAAGCGGCGGCACTCCTAGCAGTGGATTAGATTTTGGATCTTTTGGTGCACCTGCAGGGTTTACACTAGATCTAGGTGTTTTTTAAGGATTAGGGGAAAATAATGGCTTTACAAATACGTCGAGGAACGAACGCCCAACGACAGCTAATGTCTGGGATCAATACACCTGCGGCAGGAGAACTGTTGTTCGTAACAGACTGGGCAACAGCAGGCGTTGGCCCCGTATGGATCGGCGATGGCACAACTGCCGGCGGTATAGAAGTATCTGGAGGTGGTGGAACAACCCCTACTCCAACATACCTACTGTCAGCACCTAGCTTAACTGTAGACGAAGGTGATGCATTAACTATCACATTAACTACAACTAATGTTACTAACGGCACTACTATTCCGTATACTATTACGGGTGGTACTGGATTTACAGCAGCAGACATCGGATTGTCTGTGCTAACCGGTAACTTCAACGTAAGTAGCAACACAGCCAGCATTAATCTAAACATAGCCAGCGACTTCTTAACAGAAGGACCTGAAACATTCACATTAACGTTGAATTCAATAACTCCCGTAGCTGCTATAACAATAACAGTAAACGACACAGTAACTGCCGTTATTTCGGGCGGTGGGCCAGGCGACACTGTGTTTGATTTTATAGTGGGCGGCGGTGACCCAACAACTACACTATTTGACACGATAATAGACGGTGGTACACCTGCGTAAGCTCAAAATATGCTAAATAACAAAGATAGAGGATTTAAGACATGCCCCAACAAATTATATTAAGAAAAGGTACCGCAGCAGCTTGGACAGCAGCTGGGTCTGTTGTTTTAGCACAAGGCGAACCAGGCTTTGAAACCGACACCGGTAAACTGAAAATTGGTAACGGTACACTAGCGTGGACAGCACTTGGATACGTTAATCCAACGTTCCCCACTATTCCGTCAAACCTAGCTGATCTACTTGACGTTGCTGAAACTGCGCCGTCGTTAAATCAAGTCCTAAAATGGAACGGCACCGCTTGGGCTCCGGCAGCTGATGCCACCGGTGGCGGCGGTACAGGTGCAACAACACTTGATGAGCTAACTGATGTGGCAATCACCGGTACACCTTCAATAGGACAAGTGTTATCATATGACGGTGCAACTTGGACTAACAGTATTGTACCAACTGAATCATTGGATCTTACAGATCTTAGAGACGTAAATATTAATTCGGGAACGCTGGCCAGTGGCCAAGTGCTGAAGTACAACGGCAGCAGCTGGTCAGCTGCTGCTGACAACAACACGACTCAAACATTAACAGGCAGTGCTCTTCCAGGCAATGGCGCTAATGTGGCATTGAGCGGCGGTGGCGGCAGCTTTAAACTAGTGCCGGGAACTGCTAACATTTCTTTTGCAGTCACTGGTAATGATATTACTGTTTCTACAACTGATCGCGACACAACTTATGCTTTTAGTTCATATGCTGAAAGTGGCGTAACAGGATTGCGATTAAGAAATACAGTAGCTTTGACCAACGTAGATATACCGTTTCCTGATACTGCAACTTCTGTTGTTACTAGAGGTGCCGGCGGCGCATTGAATATCAATGCTAGAAATACTCGTTACACGCAAACTCTTACTGCAACTGCTAGTGGAGTTGACTTTATAACAGAAGGCAACACTGAAGCGTTTGGTCTAGGGGCCACGTTGGCACTTGGTACTAATATTGTAACATTGACCACTGGAACAACTCTAGGATTGTATCCTGGACTATTATGCAGTGTTACTGCCGGTACCGGTGCGTTTGGTACTAACGCTCTTATTGTCTCTGTTGATTCTGATACACAACTTACAATGAGTGTTAATCACGCTACCGCTGGCTCGGTAACATTTAGCTCTCGTTACAGAAAGAATATTGCATTTGCAGGTACTCCAGATTTAAGCATTACCAATCCAAGCGGCAATACTATTACTTTTGACACATTGAGTAAAGTTAATACAGGTGTTGTAGGCAGGATTGCTACATATACCGACAGTGGCGACTTACGATCAGTACAATCATCCAACGATGGACTTACTTGGGATCAAGCAACACGTTACCTAATAGTAACTAGCGGACGTTTAGCACTACGTCAAACAGATCTACAGATGTTGCACAACAGCTACGGTACTGGTTTAAGAAGTGACGGATTGCAGTATGCACAATACTTTGCTGGTGCAGACAGTAGAGCATGGAATATTATTCGTAGTAGGGGTACTTCAACTGTACCTGCTTCGATAAATTCAGGTGACGAGCTATTTGAGTTAAGAGCATATGGACAGTATGGCACAGCATTAGCAGACTTAACCATTGCTGCTAACATGCGATTTATTGCAAGAACTATTACTCCAGGTTTCGTTGGTGCAGATATTGTATTTGCTAACGGTAACGGTTCTGCAACAGCTAGTCCAAGTCTTATCATTCGTGAAACTGGCGATGTGGAAATTAACAGCATCAGTGCTATTGGCGTAGGCGGTAATGGTGATTTAGTATTAGCTGGTATTGGGACTGGTACAGTTCGATTACCAGCAGGCGCCACAGTGGGTGGTGTACCGATAGGTTCTGTTGTATTAAAAGGCACGTTGACTGGTGCAGCACTGACTGCATTAACTGGTATGGTTACTGGCGATGCTTACGTATGTTCGTCAACTAGCGGTATATTTGTTGCACAACATATTCATTTGTATAGTGGCTCTGCATGGAACGACCTAGGCTCATTCCAGGGTCCCGCTGGTACTAATGGCGCCGCAGGTACTAATGGTACTTCTGCTACTATTGCAGTAGGTACAGTGACCACTGGAGCTGCTGGTTCAAGTGCAACAGTAACCAATGCCGGTACTTCATTAGCTGCTACATTTAACTTTGGTATTCCACGCGGTGATACAGGTGCAACAGGCGCAGCCGCTACTATTGCAGTAGGTACCGTAACAACAGGCGCTGCCGGCAGCTCTGCTATAGTTACCAATACTGGAACAAGTGGCGCGGCGGTATTTGCCTTTACTATTCCAGCAGGTGCCGATGGTGCCGATGGTGCCGATGGCGTTGACGGACAAACAGTTCTTAACGGTGCAGTTGATCCAACAACAGAAGGCGTTAACGGTGACTTCTACATCAATACAGTAAGTGATCAAATCTTTGGACCAAAAGCAGCAGGTGCATGGGGTACAGGTACTTCATTAGTAGGACCAGCTGGTGCAGATGGTACAGACGGAGCTGACGGCCAAGGAGTTCCAACAGGCGGAACAACTGGACAGATCCTTTCTAAGATCGACGGCACTAACTACAACACACAATGGATTGCTGCACCAACTGCCAGCAACAGTTTTGAAACTATTGCAATCGCTGGACAAAGCAGCGTAGTTGCTGACAGTGCAACTGATACACTAACATTGGCAGCAGGCACTGGTATTGCTATTACTACTAATGCAGGCACAGACACTATTACTATTGCTAGTACAGTAACTAATACAGATACAACATATGGCATTAGTGCAGAAACTGCAACAGGCGGAGTAAACCTACGCTTAACAGGCAGTGATGCAGCTACAGACAATGTTAAACTAACTGCTGGTACAAACATTACCTTGACAAGAACTAGTGCTGATGAAATCACTATTGATGCCGCAGGCGGTGGTGGTACTGCTAGTAACAGCTTTGCAACTATTGCAGTAGCTGGACAAACTAGTGTGGCTGCAGACAATGCTACTGATACATTAACACTGGTTGCTGGTACTAATATTACTATTACTACTGATGCAACTACAGATGCTATTACTATTAACTCCACTGCTAGCGGTGGTGGTGCAATGGCAACCAGAGCTGCACTAAATGGCACATCTGGTTCATTAGCAGCAGACGGCGTTGGTACTATTAACATTACTGGCTACAAGTCTTACATGTTGATGAAAGTGGCAACTTCAGCCGCTGCTTGGGTAAGAATCTACACTAGTGAAGCAGCAAGAACTGCTGATGCATCTAGAACAGAAGGAACTGATCCTGCTCCAGGTGCTGGTGTTATTGCTGAAGTTATTACTACAGGTGCTCAGACTGTATTCATCAGTCCGGGCGCACTAGGATGGAATGACGAAACAGTTGTTACAACTAATATTCCAGTAAGAGTAACAAACAAAAGCGGGGCAACAGCAGCAATCACGGTTACACTAACTGCATTACAACTAGAAGCTTAATATGACACAACTCAATAGAGAATACGTTGTCACACTCAAAAATAAAGATGAGTTAGGCAAGTTCTATGAAGACATGGAGACTGAGGGCACATTTGATTATGTACCCAGTCGAGCTGTTGAATGTGCTAACAAAAGAGAAATCAGTAGAAATACACACTACTTGATCAGCAATGAAGAAGCAGCCGTATTACAAAATGATCCACGAGTTGAAGCAGTTACATTAGTTGCAAAGTTACAGGGTGTCAAATCAATACTTCATGCAGACCAAACTGCTACATGGAGCAAAGCCGGTTCTATTGCAGTTGATCAAAAAAACTGGGGTCTTTACAGAACTGGTTTAGAAAGCAACATTGAAGGATGGGGCAGCGAAACTGGTACAGGTAATCAATCAGCAACTGTTAAGTTTACAGCCACTGGCGCAAATGTAGATGTTGTAGTGCTTGATGAAATCGCCTATGCAGATCATTTAGAGTTTTCAGGTAGAATGCAAGAATACGATTGGTTTGCCAATCACAACTTAACGGCATGGCCTTTAAACCCAAATGCCAACTACGTATACAACAGTTACTCGGGTGATAACAACCACGCTACTCATGTAGCTGGCATCATCGGCGGCGATACACAAGGATGGGCACGTGGTGCAACTTTGTTCAATCTAAGACATGACAGTTCAGGTGTTAACGGAGATGCCGGAGTTTACACTCCTAGCGATCGCATTATTGATTACATTAGAGCATTCCATGCTAGTAAAAGTGTTAACCCCGCAACTGGTTACGTTAATCCTACACTGGTTAACTGTAGTTGGGGTCTTGGTATTGATTGTGATTTATTAAATCCGATGATTGATCCCGATCGTTATCCTAGCGGCAGAGGTCCTAGGATTAGCAAGATTGGCTATCGCGGTGACGTCATTACCGCTGCTACGTTAGGTAACACAGTAGTAGACACTGGCTATAGTGGCATTTGCAACTCAGGTACTAGACTTGCTCAACTCAGCAGCTACGCCAACGGTGGTACTAGAATAGAAACCACAAGCAATACTGCTGTAACTGTAGCTAGTCAAACGATTGCTATGTTAGGGCGTGCCAGCTTAACTGATGCAGGTGTACCTACAAACTCAGATGCAAACGGAGTTGACTTATATGACGATGCCGTTTGGAGAATAACTCCACCGTGGAATATTTCGTACTGCGGTGCGACTTGCGGCCCTACAGGTGATTTTGCTTACATCCAAGTAAGTACCAACAGCTATGTTACATTTGGCGGCGGCCTAACTGAGGCGAGAGCATATTTCGTCGGAGCCACTGCTCCTGCTGCTAGAAAGATACTGATATCAGCAGGCGACAGAAGTTGTCAAAAAATGCTGTATGGTATTGAAGGCACTGGATCTAATAGGACATGGCGAGTTCGTTGGGAAGGACACGAAAGCCCAAACAACGGCGTACCAGGCAGTCCTACACTATTATGGGAAATGACTTTTTACGAAGCAACTCCCAACAGAATAGACTTACGCATTGCTGATAACGAATGTTATAGAGCAGAGTTTACTATACCGCAGTTGGAATCATACGGTATATTACAAAATGGTGCGCTAGCTCCCTATCGTGATCCTGCATTAGATGCAGACGTAGTGGATGCTATTAGCGAAGGCATTATATTTGTAGGCAGTGCTGGTAACGGTGGATTTAAAGTTAACAGAACATCAGATGTTGACTACAACAACTATTTTGTAGACAACGGAGAAGATTTTTATTATCACAGAGGCGCAAGTCCCGCTACTAGTCATCCAGACATTATCTGTGTCGGTGCATACAATAGTTTTGCCACAGAGGGCAAGTTGAATATCAGCAACACAGGTCCTAGGGTTGACATCTATGCTCCGGGTAGCAATATTGCATCAGCTGTGTACAACGCTACTGGCTCTACTAATGGTAACACAGGCGGAGTTGTAAATACTGGAGAAGCTGCTCTTACTATTACTAATATAGTTAGAGCTAGCAACCTTGCCACTATAACAACCAGTGGCGCACATGATTTGATTACCGGTGATGTAGTAACCATTGCATGTAGCGACAGTTCGTTTAATGCTAGCATGGCTACCATTACATCGTTATCATACAATACATTTAGATATAGTAATGCAGGTGGTGACGTTAGTTCAACCGCAGCCAGTGGCACAGCAACTCCGGGATATTATTATCAAAAGTACAACGGATCTAGTATGGCAGCAGCACAGGTAACTGGACTGTTAGCACTGGCATTACAAACGTATCCTAACTTAACACAATCAGAAGCAAAAGCATACATTACAACTAAAGGTGCAAAACTCAGCAAGTTACAAGTTACCACTGGTGGTTACACTGATACTGCTTCGCTTCAAGGTGGAACTAACAGAGTAGCATTCTATTATAAAGAACGTAAGAGCGAAGGTTCTATATTGCCAAAGTTTGATTACAAACTTCGTCCTGCTTCGGGCAGTGTATATCCAAGACCAAAAATTAAGAGAGGTTGATCTAGTATGTTAGATCAACAACTTTGCGTTAGATTATAAGGAAACTTCTATGTCTGAAATGACACAATACGTAGAAGTTAAAGAATACATAGTAACGCTGCACAGTGCAGAAGATTTAGATGCATTCTATAACGAAATGGAATCAGCTGGTAATCTACCAGGGACTGGTGTTCCTGCGAGAAAGATTGATTGCATTGATCGAAGACCAATAAGCAGAAACACTCATTACCTCCTAACTGACTGGGAAGCTGTAGAACTACGTGCTGACCCCAGAGTTAGAAGCGTTACATTACATATCAAATATTTAGGCGTAAAGGCAGGCGAATACGCTGCAACCAAAACTCAAACATCTAGCAACTGGAACAAAAGTAATAGTACAAGCAATGCCATGCTTAACTTTGCATTGCTTCGCTGTACAGAAACAGCCACTAGATCAGGATGGGGCAGCAACGGGACTGTCAATGCCACTGGAACTGTTACACTAGATGCAACTGGAAAAAATGTTGACGTAGTGGTAATAGACGGTGCTGGTGTTGCTCTAGGTCATCCAGAATATGCAGTTGATGCAGACGGAACTGGCGGATCAAGATTTGTACAGTATAACTGGTATCAACACAATCTTGCTGTAAAAGGTACTGCATCGGGATCATATTCTTACGCAGGTGCACCTAGTGGACACGCAACTCACACCACGGGAACGTGTGGAGGTAGCACACAGGGTTGGGCTAGAGATGCAAACCTATACAATATCTATTATCTTGCAGGTGACGGCACTGATTACAACTTTCCTTATGTAATGGATTATGTAAGAGAGTTTCATAGAAATAAAAGTGTTAACCCTGCAACTGGACGTAAAAATCCCACAATAACAAACAACAGTTGGGGTATGAGTATATTTCCAGGCGAATGGGAATTTACTGATATTACAGCAGTGACCTATCGAGGAACTAGATATGTACCGGACAGTGGCGGTGCAATAACCTATACGGGCTACAGTGGAGTGTGTACTTCTAATCTAAGACTGGCAACACTACTTGGTTTAGAAAACTTTGGAAATAGCATCACAACCGTTGGTCCTTATACTCCCCCTTTAGGCTATATTTTAACATATCCACCTAGCTGGCAACTTACTGGACAGCAGGCGTATCTTACAAACTTTGTACAACCAGATCCTACATACGAAGTTACACTAGACGGACCATGTACTATTGACCTAGTGCATGATGTTGCAATGGATGCAGTTAGCGGGTTTATGAATATTGCCAGTGAAATAGTCATTACGGATAGTAATAATAATGTAGTTCATACGTATTCCGACGGCGCTAGCACTACAAATGGCGGAACCGTTTCAGCTACCATAAATCAATCAGCAGTTAATCTACCAGGCGACCAGACATATACTGTAACCTATAATACTGTCATAGATACCGAAGGTCAAGGTATTATCTATGCAGCAGCATTAAGCGTAACAGTTACAACTGACTTGTCATCAGGCGGTGCAACCATTACTGAAATACCTAATAGTTTGTTAGGAGCAGCAAGTTTAACGGCCAGTACTGTCCCAACTGTTGGCGAAAACGATGATGGCTATTGGCAAGTAAATTTACCCTTTGATATTTCATATCTAGGAACTACTTATACATCAGTGTTTGTGGGGACTAATACATATGTTACTTTCGGCGGTGGATCGACAGTGTTTAACGGATTAAGTGAAACAACTCCTAATCTACCTAAGATCATGTGGGGTTGTGCTGACAACTCAGTACAAAGAATATATTACGGTGTCGAAGGCACTGCACCTAATAGGACGTATCGTATTAGAATTGAAGGCAACGGCACTACTACCGGAACATTAGGTAGTCCTAATATGATTTGCGAATATACATTTTACGAAGCAACGCCTGCACAAATAGATTTACAACTAGGTGTAACTAATAGAAAATCAGTTTCCGGCGGTGGCTTTACAACAGAGCAACTTAACACATGGGGTTTTATTGCGGGACAACGTATTCCCGCAAGAGTTGCAGCACTAGACAACGACATCGAAGATGCTATAGTAGAAGGTATTATCTATGTGGGTGCAGCAGGAAACGGGCTGTGGAAACACGATGTTCCGGGTGGGTTAGATTGGAACAACACATTTGAGATGGCCAATAGATATCCCAACAGCGCAGCTAATCCTTACTATTATATGCGAGGATCTAGTCCTACTGCCAACGATACAACGACTCATCCAGACGGCACCCACGAAATGCCTAATATATGTGTAGGTGCAACTGATGCCACAGTTACAGATCAAAAGAGCGACTATAGTGACTGCGGCCCGGGCGTAGACATATGGGCACCCGGAACTAGTATTATGAGTTCGTATACTGGGGGCGTTAGCGATTCTAGAAACGGTTCATATTTCTTAGGAAAACTAAACGGTACCAGTATGGCATCGCCACAGGTCTGCGGAGTGTTGGCCTGTGCATTAGAACAAAACCCGCACTGGAATCAAACACAGGCCAAGCAGTATATACTAAATGTTGCGGCATCAAATCAGCTGACGGTAACCAGCGGCGGGCCAGCTGACATTCGAGATACACAAGGCACAGCCAACAAGTTCTTGTACTATAGAAAAGATCGACCTGATACAGGAGTTAGCATTCCTAGAGCAAATCAAGGTGTAAGGCCCAGTGTGGGCGCAGTATATCCAAGACCTAAAATCTACAGATTTGGCTAAGAGTTCTGTTTCGTTTTTAGGTAAATATACAAAACGGAGCTAAAATGCCATATACAGGATGGACAGTTTCTTCAGGTTACGGCCTTGGAAATCTCAACGAACGACAAACAGTAAACATTGCACTTCCAGTTTCATCAACTGTGGGTGTTACTTTTCGCCTAATAACAGGCAAGCTCCCAGCAGGTTTAAGACTACAAGGTAGCAGTATTGTTGGAACACCATTTGAAGTTCCGCGAAATACCGAATATAAGTTTGTTATACGTGCAACTAATACCAGCGGATTTGCAGATAGAACATTTATTTTAAATGTTGCAGGCGCTGACGAGCCACAATGGCTAACTCCAGCGGGCAGGTTGCCAGTGGGCAGCAATGATGCTTACTATATTCTAGACAGCAGTTTTGTTGATTTTAACTTGGTAGTAAGCGACACTGACACTGCCGCTGGACAAAAACTAAACTTCTTTATTGCTAGCGACGAAGGTGAGTTACCTCCCGGATTGATTATGACTCCGCAGGGTAGAATCACAGGCTTTGTTCAACCAGTGTTAGCTATACCATTAGATGCAGGCGATGGGTCGTACGATGAAAACTTGTATGATCGTGTTGCATACGACTTTGGCTACAGACCTAGCAATGGATATGATACCTATGTATATGACTTGACTATATACGACTTTAGTATCCCTACAGGACGTCCTAGAAAACTAAATCGTAACTATGAGTTTATTGCCACAGTTACAGATGGTGACACTGTTACTAAACGTAAGTTTAGAATATTTGTAGTAGGTGACGACTTCTTTAGAAGTGACAACGTTATTACCACAGCAGGAAGTGGTGCATACACTGCCGACGTTACCTATGTACGTGCTCCTATATTTACAACACCCCCGTACTTGGGTTTACGCAGAGCCAACAACTATCAAACCTTTAAGATTGATATCTACGAGGGCTTTAGCGAACTAGGACCAGTAGCATACCAACTGAGTGATGTCAACGCAGATATCAGTGCAGTATGTATTAAAGAACTGCCAACTGACAACCGATTGGGACAAACTGCTATTCGTATAGAACGATGCTCAGGAGTTCCTACAACAGGTCTTAAGATTTCGTTTAACGGAGAGTTTGCAGGAGCAACTGAAGAAATATACACTATCACAGATGTTGATGTACTAGGCGGCGATATCTACAGATTGACAGTTAGTCCTGCTGTAGAAATGAATATACCCAACGGTAGTGCTATCTATATAGGCACTGCAAGTACATTACCACCCGGCATGGTGTTTGACTTTACCAATGCAGAAATATTTGGAACAGTTCCTTATCAACCTGCGATTACTGAGACTTACCGCTTTACAATCAAAGGCATACGCTTTGGCCAAGGCGCAGAACAGGCAATCAGCAGACGTGTATTCTCAGTAGATGTACTAGGCGAAGTAGAAAGTGTAATGAACTGGGTTAGTCCCGAGAACCTAGGTAGTATCGACAGTGGATATATCAGTACGCTGGCATTGACCGCTTCTAGTACTGTTACCGGATCAGCAGTATTGTACACTGTAGAAAATGGTAGATTGCCCCCGGGTCTGTCTCTTAACCTTGACGGCGAAATAGTTGGTAAGGTTAATCAACTTACAAGTCAGTATCATTACAGAAGTTTTTGGAAGAGTAGCAACGTATATAACAAAAATGACATTGTAAAAGTTAACGATGTTAAAAGCATTAAGTCTTTAACTAGACGAAAAAATACAGCCAGTGTAGTAACCAGCGTAGACCACGATTTCTTAACTGGCGATCTAGTTGAGATTGTATCCGACGATTTAAACTTTAACTACTACGATGCAGTCAGCGTTACTATTGCACCAATAGAGTTAGAATCATCTACCAGTGTTGTTGATACTTCTGAGACTGATGACGGACCTTGGTTAGTTACGTTTGCTATTCCAACACAAAAGTTAGCACCGTTGGCTCCGGTATTTACATTAGTATCCGGAACTGCTGTAGCTACTACGCCTGCATATTATTATGATGTCCCCGTTAAATCAACTAGTGGAGTTGGCACTGGTGCAAGATTTAGAATCGACAAAGGTCTAAACTTAATCACTGCTACATACAGAGGTGTTACTACTATTAAGCTGTTAGCAACCGGAACTGGTTATTTGCCAGGAGACACTATTACTATCTCAGGAGCAGACTTAGGTGGTGTAGATGGTGCAAACGATTTAACATTTACCACTTCTAGTGGATTAGAGTTTTACTATAGAATCAATGGTAATAGTAATAGAAACTTCGGCGGAAGATTCTTTGCCACTGCCAGCACAACATCAAGTATCACGCTGGCGTTTGATACAGACCCGGGCGTATTTGGAACTGGAACTATCAGTGTTACTACGGGCATAGGAACTTACGAAGCGCAAACATTGATTATTCCGCTGAACTATTTTAACTATCCAAATAAGGGTACTAGCATTGCAATGAAAAATGCCAGCGGTACTACTTACAATCAACCAACGTATTACAAAGCAATATCAAACAATGCAGGCACCATAGATTTGTCTAGATGGGAGGTCTATAGATTTCCGTTGAGCGATATATCGTTAACAACTTACGACAGTGGCGTTGGAAGTGTCCCTACCTTGTTTGATGGAGGCTCAACTAGTTACGACAAAAAGTATGTGTTTACTGTTAGAGCTAGAGACCAGTTAGGCTACAGTGCAGTCACTAGAACATTTACGCTAACTGTTAATACTCCTAATAATGCTTACTACAGCAATATCTTTGCTAGACCGTTTATGAAACAGGATCAGCGAGCAGTGTTTAAAGAGTTTATTAACGACAGCACAATATTTGATCCAACGTTGATCTATCGAGGAAGCGATCAGTTCTTTGGAGTACAAAGAGATCTCAAGATGATGGTGTACGCAGGCATTGAAACTAAGAGTGCTGCTGAATATGTCAGCGCAATGGGTCGTAATCATAAAATCAAACGATTTAAGTTCGGTGAAGTTAAAAAGGCCCTGGCCAAGGTTCCGGGAACAACCGACGAAGTGTACGAAGTAATATACATCGAAATGGTTGATCCGTTAGAGAAAGGTAAGAGTAAACTACCACTAACCTTCAAATACAGTAGAAGTAATCAAAATATAACAGTTGACCAAACGAATGAGTTTTACAGTAGAGATTCAGAAGATCAGTCTAGATTAAATCCGCATTGGAAAAGGCCGATACCGTTCAATGTAACACTTGATCGAAATGATCTGTTTGCAGGCGATCCAGGCACGGGCATTAGATTCCCTAGCAGTATTAGCCTATGGCGTTATCGTATTCAAAATATGCAGAACACCAAGCACGAGCGTAACTATATGCCGCTTTGGATGCGTAGTATACAGCCCGGTGGCACACAGGAACTAGATTATGTAGCAGCAGTACCGTTATGCTACTGTAAGCCCGGCGGCGCAGACGCCATTTTACTCAATATTAAAAACAGCCAGTTTGACTTTAAACTGCTAGACTACACCATTGACAGATACATAATAGATTCTGTCGACGGTGATTATACAGATAAATATCTAGTATTCAGAAATGATAGGACCACAATAACATGACAAGCCAAATAGTATCATCAACGATTGATGCAGATTACCCAGTAGCCGGACAAGATAATGACAGTCAGGGCTTTCGAGATAACTTTAGTATCATCAAAGACGGTTTAGCCACCGGCGCCGCAGAGATTACAGTTTTAGAAACCAATACAGCCAAGCTGAATGAAGATAACGACTTTCAAGGTAATGTCATTGCCAATGCTCAAACCAATAGACTATACGGAACTGTATATAATACATCTAGTACACCAACTACTAACGTAAGTTTAAATGACGGAGAGTATCAAGCAATCACGCTAATAGGTAATGCAACATTAACTTTTGTTGATTGGCCTGAGATTGATCGCTACGCTAAGATTAGATTAGCACTAAAGAGCAACGGCACCCAGCAAACTATAACATTTGCATCCGAAGGTGGCGGCGTTGTTAGAAAAGAAGTTACCGAAGCTGTTGCAGAAGCAACCAGCGTTTATAGAAAAGCATCACCCGTTGCAACAATAGCTCCAGCATTTAGTTTTGAAACTAGAAACTTAACTAGGGGTGCATTCCAAGCAGGCGATTTGTTATTTGGTACAGGGTTAATAGGCAGCGTTACTGCAAGTTCAGTAACTAGTTTAACTAACGTTGCAACAGAAACAGTTGCTCCTTACTCTATTGGATATTCCGGTATTAATGGATTAGCATTTGTTACAACCACCACATCGCCTGGTTCGATTGGTAACGGAGAACCTGTAAAGTTTTCTGATACTACTGGTATTGCCCTTACTGCTGGCACAACTTACTATGCATACGGAAGAACAGGTGCTGGATTTTATATTTCTGATACACTTACTGGTGCTACTGCTGCTAGTAAGATTCCGGCTGCTAACTTATCAGGCACTATAAATGTTACGGAAATTACTGTTAGTGGCACTGACACTATTGTTACTGCTACTGGTGTATCCAGTGCATTCCAAGCAGGAACAGCAGTAACACTAACCCTAGTTGATTATCCAGCTGTAACTTTTGATGCTGCGTATACTGCTGGTCCTTCGTACACATTTTTTGCATACGGCATTAGTGCAACAGGCGGCACCATTATATTTAAGTTAGCAGGAAGTTATGCAGGCGCTGTGGCAGGAACACCTATTACTGCACCAACTGGAGCATTTACTGGATTAGTAGCAAATGTACCTTGGTTTGGAACATTTAGTGGTAGCGCAACTGCAAGATTTCCAGAGTTTGAAACTGCTAATAGCATTGTAGTTGGAAATACTACTGGATTCTTTGTAGGAATGCCTATTAAATTTACAAATAATACTATTGGTGGAATAGTAGCAGGTACACAATATTATGTTACTGAACTAGTTAGTAGTACGGCATTGCGGATTTCAACTTCTATCGGCGGAACTCCAATAGAAGTTACAACTTCAGGTGTAAGTATTGCTAGTGTAACAGTATCGCCGGTCGGCAATAATTCAACAGGTTACAGTACAGGTAACGCAGTTACATTTAGTGCTCCGACACTAGTTGGCGGCATAACTGCTACCGGTACTATAGTTGCTGACGGTACTGGAAAAATAACTGGTATTAATGTAACTAATGTTGGATCGGGCTATACTTCAGTTCCTACTGTTACTGCAAGTACAGGTACTATTGGTACAACCGCCTTAATCGCAGTATTAGCTACAATGCCAATAGAACCAACTACTACTATAGAAGCGTCCTTGCCAGCGTCGTCGTCACAAGTTATAACAGGAAGTTCTAGCGTAGTACTGTCTGCATCTAAAGCAGTATTCCCTACTCCGTTTACAGTCAGCAGTGATGTAAACAAGATAAAGATTGTAGAAGCATGGACTTCGGACGGTGGCACTAACATCTTTATCAAGTACCTGGGCGAATACGCATGATACATCCATTAGCAGAAGACTTTAGTCAACTAAAGGATGCTGAGATTGAATCCAAGTTGCAAGACCTCAGCAGAAAATATTGGCAAACTCAAAACCCATCAGTTAAACAACAGATCAGTTTATTCATGGATCTGTACAAAACTGAAATAAGTGTGCGTAGAGCAAAACAGTTTGAGCAACAATACCAAAAGAGAGATAAAGATCTTGACAGTTTAATAAAAGTCAGTTAAAATAGCTGAATGAAGACTGACAGAGTAGGTAATCCCATTTATCAAGAGAGTGACTTAGTAGATTTGATCT